GGGAGCAGCATCAAAGGATCAGTGAGGTTTCTGAGATTGAGAGTTTGGTTGAGGAAGACACAGTGTGGCTTAGGGAATTTGATGACAACATTGAAGACATGGAGGTTATTGACAAGCTCATAAACATGGCAGGTGGAGAGGGTGGCAGTGGTGAATTCATTAGGAAGGCAATGAGAGGCTCACTGCAAAACTGTCAAAACCGTCTTTCCAGCATTTACTCTGACATGTCTAAGACAGCCAGTCTTGTGTCCCATGGTGCCAAGAAGAGGAAGCATGTGAAGAAAAAAGGAGGGGTTGACAAAGACTATGTTGCACTTTCTGTTGAACCTATAGAGGGCAAAGCTGGCATATGCTTGAGCACAATACCTAAGCACAGGGCAAGGGACAGCACCTATTGTGTTGCAGGTGTCTTCAACAACCACAGTAGAGAAAAGTCAGTCATTAGAAAAACCAAGATGGGACAGACTCAGTGGCTGAATATGAGTCTTGCTTCAAGGAACTGGGATTGCACACTCTTTGCTCGCTATCTGTCTCTTGCAACAATGATTCATGACAGCAGATTGGTGAATCAGAAGCTGATTGGAGCATTTGATGAGATAGTGAGTCAGGGCATGTTCCTTTCAATCAACAATTCGAATTTTGCTCAAGTTTCTGAGACAGTGAGATATCTCTTTGTCAACACCACTGGCATAGGGGAGCCTTGTGAGCCTCTTCTTCAGAAGGCTTCATGGTACACTCCAAAGTATGTGATGGAGGCACTTTATTACAATAGGATGGTGAAAATGGCCCATGTTTTGGAGTTGTTCAAGTCAAATGCAGCTCAAGAGCACCTTTTAACATTGCTAACGACACCAGAGACCCTCCATAATAAGAAAAGAGGCACACATGAGTGGAAAGTCTGTCTTCCTCATCAGAATTCCATATTGCATCAGCAGCAATCAATTTACAATGGTTTCTACATCTGTCGATACTTCTCAATAAACAGGTTCAACAGGCTACTTGCCCAGGCCTTGGTTGTTGAGAAATGCATGGAGATGCGGAAAATGAAATTGGAAACTCTGCCTCTTGACTATGAGAGAATGGCTGAGGAGATTGTTTCTGACCCTGTCAAGGCAATTTCTGACTATGTCTTGGCTGTCAAGGATCCCGCTCAGTTCAGGCCATGCCTCATAACAGTTGGGTTTGCAGCCTGGCTTAGGAGCAATGATGTTTCTGGTGGGAAGTCGATCCAAGATTCATCCAAAGAGATGATGTTGCACAGGTGCCTTGCACAGCCAACCCTTGATGATGTGATGAACAGTAGAGCCAGTTTCTCACTTAATGGGCCAACAGGTGTAACAAAGTACAAAGAGGTTAAGAAAAAGGGAAAGTCCAAAAAGACTGGGGAGGTTGTCAGCAAGATCAAGAGGAATGCACAGGCATCTCAATGTTATAAGACTATAATGAAAACAGCAGAAGAGGTTGACAGCAGGCACACATACAAGGATGTCTGGACAGAAAAAGCCTCCGACTTTGAAACAGGTGGCTGTGTGCCTCAGCCTAGACGCTTTCTGGGTCTCACTCAGAATCTTCTGTATACAACAGTCAGAAGCATTCAGCTGAAACATGTAGGATGGGCCAGGGCCGTGCACAAAGACCAGATAGGTGTTAGGGAGATAGCAGTTCTCACAGGGCCTCTTCGAATGGCAGCTTACCTCATAGAAAATGTCTCAAGGGGTGTTAGAGACTATGAACATAGTAGAGGATTTGAAAACAACCTCATAGAAATACAGCACAAAGACAAGATCATAGAGAACCAATTCAAGAAAGGCATTGCCGAGAAATCTGAAGATCAAACACTTCTCTTTGACTCAGCCGACTGCAGCAAATGGGGCCCT